TTGCCGAGAAATATACTAACAAGATGGGTAACCCTACACTTGTTAAGAACACAGGCTTTAATCAGACTCGCAACTACGACGGATTCCGTATCTCAGTACTAGACTTAGAGTTCTACTCTGTTAACAGTATGATTCTTGAGGAACGCGTTAACTCTAAAGGTAACGTTGTTGTGGGAAGAGCTGCTAAAGCAAAACCAGGTCGCAAAGATAAGAAATATTCTAAGACTGACTATAAGGTTGTTTACCAAGGTAAGTGGATTGTAGATAGCGATATCTTCTTTGACTGCAAGCTTGCTACGAATATGAAGCGCGCTAAGTCAGACTTGACTAACACTACACTTTCTTACCACGTTGTGGCGCCTAACATCTATCAGATGGTTACTTACTCACTAGGTAGCCAAATGAAAGCCATTGCTGACCAGATTCAAATGGCGTGGTACAAACTACAGAACGTGATGTTACGCGCACGTCCGCGTGGTATTATGATTGAGATTGGTGCATTAGAGAATGTGCCTATTGGTAAGGGTGGCAAGGCGTTGACTCCTATGCAGATTGTTGACTTATACAATCAGACAGGTAACTTAGTGTATCGTCGTTTATCTGACGAAGGCACAGCTAGTAACTACAAGCCTATTGAAGAACTTGATAACGGTATTGGTAACGAGGCAACTCAATACTTTAACATTATCACCAATAATATCCAATTACTTCGCGACATTTTAGGATTTAATGAGATTACAGACGGTTCGACACCTGACCCACGGACATTAAATGGTGTGGCGAAGTATGCATCTGAATCAACTAACAACTCATTAGACTTTATTAAGCGCGCTGAACGCGAGTTATTAGAGAAGTTGTGTTACAGTTTAACTCTTCGAATCCAAGATTCTGCTGTTAACGGTACTATTGAGGGGTATATTCGTGCACTAGGCAGCTCATCAGTACAATTCTTTAAGTTAGACCCTAACACAAGCGCTCACGAGTGCGGATTGGTGGTATCACAGAAGCCGACTGAGTTTGAGAAAGAGAAATTAGCTCAAAGAGTTAATATGGCTATTCAATCTGGACAGATTACTTTAGCTGACGCCATTATGCTTGAGAACCTTGAGAATATGAAGTATGCCGAGGTAATGCTTGCATACAAGATTAAGAAGAATGAGGAGGAGAAGCAGAAAAAAGCACTAGAGATGCAGCAAATGAATGGTCAGATTCAGCAGCAGTCAGCAATGGCAGCTGAGCAAGCTAAACAACAGACTATTCAAGTGCAAACTGCAGCCGAATTGCAGGTAATGGAGAGAAAAGCGCAACTAGACGCTCAAATACTAGCTATGAAGTTACAAAACGAGGCAATGATTGAGCAAGGCAAGTTAGAGGGCAAAATTAACACGGCTAAGATTGAAGCAGATAGCCGAGAATATATTGCCCAGATTAAGAAGAGCGAAAAGGAGCTTGGAAGTAAACAGAAATAGTTTATACATTTGCATAACCAAACAATAATATAATATGGCAGAGCCAATTAACCTAGACGAATTATTGTCTAAAGACGAACCAATTGAGACAACAGAAGAAACTACAGCAGCTTCCGACGAAACTTCTAGCGCAGATGATAGCGCTGAAGACCAAGGAGTTGATGTTTCTAATGAAGATAATGAGCCTCAAAACGTTGAGGATTCAGTAGAAAATACGACGCAAACGGAAGATGCTGACGGATATGCAGAAGAAACTGTTATTCAACAACCTGATACGACTCAGGAAACTACAGAAGATTCTACTCCAGAAGAGAAACCAGTTGCGAAGTATCAATTTAAAGACCCGTTCATTGAGAAAGCTGTGCAGTACTACGAGACGTATGGTACACTACAGCCATTCTTAAGAGCAACCGAAGTCGACTATACAGAAATGTCTGACCTAGAGGTACTTAAGGTTAAATTCGATGCAGAAAATGCAGACCTTAGTCCTAAAGCAAAACAGAAACTGTTTGACAAGGAGCTTGAGAAATACGGTCTAGATTCTTATGATGAGGAAGACAAGGAAGTCGGAGAAGCTTTGTTAAAGCGAGATGCACAAAGGCTACGAAAAACTTTTATTGAGGAGCAACAACAGTTCCTTAGCAATGTTCAATCACCACAGGCGTCAACAGGTCCTTCGCAAGAAGAGCTTGCTGCTCAACAAGAACAGAGCAGAAAAATTATTAGTGAAGGAGTATCCGCTGTTATTAAAGATAACATCATTAAAGTGGGAGCTAACGGAGAAGGTATTAATTACCAGATTCAAGACCCTAATGTTGTTGTTGATTATGCAATGGACTCAAACAAGTTCCTTTCTATCTTTGCAAAAGACGGAAGTGTTGACTGGGATAAGTGGACAAAAACAGTTGCATTCGCACAGAATCCAACTCAATTTATAAGCGAATTAATTAAACACGGAAAGTCTTTAGGACGCAAGGCTATGGAAGCGGAGCTAAAGAACGTTGTACCTCCGACGATTAACAAGACGGTTGTTGAGTCTAACAGTATTGAGAGACCATCAGATGACCCAATTGCATTCTTACAAGGTATGACTATTACTAAAAAATAGTGTTTAACAATTAAATTATTTAAGAAATGGCTATTGGAGCAGGTAACATCGACAGAACATTCTTGTCGACTGTATCATTCACAAACACGTTAGAGCAACGTGAAATTTTAAAGGACGTACTTGACATCTATGATGAGGAAGCGTCTATGTTGGACGTATTAGATTGGACAGGTAAGTCAAAAGCTACTGCACAAACTGAATACTTCACAGTACAAAACAACTTCTTATATGCTACTGCTACAGTTAAGACTCCAGGTACTTCTGCGGGTTCTGCTGGTGCATCAGTAGATATCACTTGCGTTGGCGCAACTTCTGTTAAGCCATTAGTAGGTGAATTGATTTTGTTCGCTAACGGTATCGTCGGTTATGTATCAGCTATTTCTTCTGCTACAGACTTCGTATTAACTGTTAAGCCAGTTAACTCTGCAGACGTAATTCCTGCTACTACAACTGGTTCTAAGTTATCATTCATGTCTAACGCATACGCGGAAGGAACTGGTTCTAACCAAATGCGTAAGTCTGACTTGATTAAGCGTTCTAACAAGTTACAGATTTTCAAAACTAAAACTTCTATCACAGATATCGCTTACGGTTCTAAGATTGAGGTTGAGTTCAAAGGAAAGCCTTACTACTTCTTAAAGCAACAGCACGATGCATATTTGAAGCACCGTATGGATATCCTTTATGCTATCTTGTTCGGACGTGAGTCTGCAGGTTTAACAGATGCTGCTGGTAACGCTATCAATACAACTCGTGGTTTACGCGATACTATTGTTAACGCAGGTGGTATTTCTTCTGCTACTGCTACTGGTAACACAGTAACTTTGGCTGACTTATCTGCATTATCTCGTTTGATGGATGCTAACCGTTGCCCTTCTGAGTACTTATTATGGGCTGGTGCTGATTTCGATAACTCATTTGATTCAACTATCACAGCTGCAACTCAATTTGTTAACGGAGCAATCAACTATGCTTCATTTGGTGGTAAGAAAGATGTAGCTATCGCATTAGGCGTTAACTCTATCTCTGCATTCGGACGTACATTCCACAAGAAGCGTTTAAATGCATTATCTCACCCACAAATCACTTCAGTAGGTGGTGCTACAGTATTCTCTAAAGAGGCTTACTTAGTTCCTGCTGGAAAGATTAAGGTTGAGCAAGGTGGTGGACAAGTAGACCGTATGATGATGCGTTACTTAGAAATGCCAGATGGTGTTAATAGTCGTTTTCGGGAAAAAATGCTCGGAGGCTTAGCCCCTACTCCAACGTCTGACACAGACACATTGGACATCGTTTACAGCTCTATCGAAGGCTTGGAAACGGTTGGAAATGAGCACTTTGTGAAATATTCAGTGTAATTTCACACAATGTTTAGCTTAAAAGGGAGGAAGAAATTCTTCCCTTTTTTGTTTTAATTTTTCTTGTTCCTAATATTTTTTCTCTCTATCTTTGTTGCACCAAACAATAAATAATATGAAAAAATGTACAATGTGCGGAGAAGAAAAGCCGCTAACAGAATTTGCAGTTGAAAAAAATAACAAGACAGATGGTCGACGCTCGTCTTGCAAAGTCTGCACAAACCAAAGGATTAGGCAATATTTTATTGATAATCCAGAAAAAAAGAAAGAATCTGATAAGCGCGCTTACGAACAAAATAAAGCTAATAAGTTAGCTCAGAAGAAAGAATATTATCTTCGCAAAAAAGAAGAAATATTAACTAAGAGAAAAGAGTATCATTTAGCCAACAAAGAAATAAAGAATCAAAAGTGTCGAGAATATAGAGAGAGAAATTTAGAAAAAGTAAAAGCAAAAAATAGGGAGTATCACAAAAAGCACGCAAGAAGATTAACTATACAAAAAGCTGAGCGTATTAAGTCTGACCCATTAGAGTTATTTAAAGAAAGAATACGGGTAGTTATAAAGGGAGGATTTACTAGACTCAAACAAAACAAAGCTCGTCGCACCAATCAAATCATTGGCGCCGACTGGGAAACAGTTCGCGACCATATAGTATCTCAATTTAAGGATGGAATGACCTGGGAAGCATTTGTTGCTGGCGAAATACATATTGACCATATCAAACCTTTAGCATCAGCAACTTGCGAAGAAGATATTATTGCGCTAAACCACTACACCAACCTACAGCCTTTATGGTGCTTGGATAATTTATCCAAAGGAGCTACCTTTGAAGGAGTAAATTATAAAACCAAACAATAATAAAATGAAAGCATCAGACTTCAATCTTCTATCAGAGAAGATGATTAGAAAGCTCAAACCAGACGAGAGAGCTATTTACCGCGTAATTAATGTGCGTCCTGACCCTGATAATGCAGGAAAATTCTTAATGCCATCCGCATTACAAATTAGACCAGTTGATACTGTCTTAGATAAGGGAACAGGAGAGTTTGTTAATATTGCCGCTATTGAGCGTACAGATATTGACGGGAACCCTACATTTATTAGCATTGTATTTAA